CATCTGGCCAAAAGTAAACACAGCTTCCTCTCCGTTGTCGTTGCACCAAACCATTGCAACTTTATCCGGAGTTTCACGGGCTATAAGCAAACCGGAAAAAAGAGAAAAGAGAACAAACAGTGTAAAAGCATGAAAGCCGCATGAACACTGATGTTTTAGAGTGCAGGCCACCATAAAGCTCTGTTTGAGAATTGCAGGAAACTTCCGGTTAAATGCAGGAAACTTACCTAGAAGTGCCAAAAAACGGTTCGAAATTTCAAAAGTTTTTCAAAAGTTTTATAAGTAACTGAAAAACAGTTTTAAAGGATTTTAAGGCTGTTTAGTAGGTTCTTTTGGCATAATTCTGGAATAAACCAGCAATAAACATGTTTGAAAATTAGAACCGCCGCAGTTGGCTAACTGTCGGCCAGGAGAATCTTTGCCTATGATGCGGAGCGACGTTGTTTGTTAGGCATACTCAATTTGCCCCTAAGTTGCGCGTTTTCAGCCCGTAATTCATCGTTTTCCTTGCGAAGTATAGCATTGTCGGCAGAAAGGCTTTTAATCTCTTCCAATTGAATTCTATATATTTGTTTGCTCAATACAGGATCATTAGCGCCAAGAGATGTGACTTGTGACTCATGACAAGAATTAGCCGCCATTTCACCCGCCATATTACCCGCCAAATAGCCGCCATTTTCTCGAACATCATTTTTATCTGATTTTTCCTCGCAAAGAACCTTCAAATCGCTGTTGAAAAGATCATCGACAGTTATGTGATAGAAATTCACAATTTTTGTAATGAATTCCATCTTCGGTTCACTTCCACGCTCATAGGAGGCGATATTATCCCGAGAAACTCCAAATCCTTTGCCAAATTTAGCTTGTGATAGCCCGGCAGTCTCCCTTAAATACTTGATGTTTTCAGAAAATTGACTCATTGGTGAAAATAATTCACAATTAATTTGTTTCTGTGAATTCAAATCACAATATTTGTGTATCGAATTCAACACAAAGTTATGCAAAATTTTAAATATCCAACACTTGAAGTTATTAAACCTCTTATACGAACAGGAGACTACGTTTTGATAACTGAAATGCTAAAAGGTATATATACGCAACGAGCTGTTGAAGCTCAACTAAGAGGCGAACGAACTTTAAAAGAGCCTGTTGTTGAAGCGGCAAATAAATTATTCGAGTTAAGAGAGTCCCTAATAAGTACTCGTAAAAATGCGTAGCATGGAATTAATTAATAACGCTCCACATTACTCAAGGACTGAGATGGAAGAAGCCGGATTTGCTTCAAGAACTCTTGAAAGGTGGACTTTTCCAATCAAAATAAAGCATCCAAAGGACAAGCGCGAAGCCTGGTATAATTTCAATGAGCTAAAGCCAAAATACCAGGCTCAAATAATAGCTACTCTCGGCGATCCTAACGCGAAACCAGAGTTTGAGGAGCCAAGATCGGTGCTTGATAGCTATTCGAACAAAGAAATTGAGCTTGCAATGGCTCGCTTTAACCTGGTCAAACAGTACAGAAACACTGCTGCCAATGCAACCGGGAGTAAAGTTGAAGCTAAAAAAGAGTGGGTTAACCTGGTTGAATTGGGACTTATTTGCCAAAAAGAGTACAAAATTATTGGCGAAAAACTGAGTTTCCAGACTCTTGAGCGGTGGGATAAAACCATGAGAGACGGTAAAAATACAATGGATGATCTGCTCCCTAAACAACGCGAAATTAAGATAGGGAACGAGCTTGAAAAAGTACATAAAGACACGCTTATTAAACTATACTGCGGCCAGAACCAACTTAAAATCAGTGAGTGTATTCGCCTGGCACACAAACAATGGAAAATACTTCAACTTCCAACTGTAAATGAGCTAAGGTGCCGTAAATTTTTAACTGATTGGGCTCACGAAAACGATGCTACTGCTACCTTCCTTCGCCGTGGCATTAAAGCCTTGCGTGATGATTGCTTACCATACATTGAGCGCGACGAGGACTCGATAAAATTTATGGATGTATTGGTTGCCGACGGTCACGTTTTGAATTTTCAGATTGTTAACCCGCTGACAGGTAAAATGTGCCGCCCTACGCTAATCGCGTGGGTTGATATGGCCACCAGGTTGCCGGTTGGATTTGAAATAATGTACACCGAAAATACCCGGTCTGTTTTAAGCGCTTTCAGAAATGCTTGTATAAATGCCGGTAAACTATGTGGCATTGAAGGCGGTATTTTGCCCCGGGCGGTTTACATGGATAACGGTAAATCGTTCAAAAATAAATTCTTTACTGCTGAAGCTGACCTGGAGAACGATCTTGGCGGTTTGTTTGAGCGCCTTCGCCCTTTCGGTTTAGAGCATATTGCTTTTGCAAGGCCATACAACGCCCGGGCAAAGGTTATAGAACGTGTTTTCCGCGACTTTGGCGAAATAGAACGCATGCTTCCTACTTATGTGGGTATCAATATTGAAAATAAACCTGCAAGCCTGAAACGGAATGAGGTTTGGCACCGCCAACAATTTCAGAATTACATCGACAATAATGGAAAGGTTACTCTACAAAGTAGCTACCTGATTATAAAAGACTGGATTAACGAATTTGCGCAACGTGAAAGCGATGGTAAATACCTGAAAGGGCGTACACCACTGCAAGCCGTTTATGAACAGATCCCGGAAATTGATTTTCAATCGAGAACGCTGGCTATAACGCATTACGATTACATGTTGATGCACACCAAGGTTGGCCGGTTACAACGTAATGGGTTCAATATTGGTGGAGTGTGGTACTACAACGCCAACCATTTTGCAAATGTGGCAAAGGATGACACCGAGTACATTGTAAAATATGATGTTCTCAACCCTGAACGCATCCTTATTTATCACGAGGACGAAACATTTTGGTGTAGTGCCGGGCAGTGGATTGGCCAAAAGGTTCACGCAATGGCAGCCCTTGGAAGCGACTCGGATCGCGACAAAGTAACACAGAGTAACCGGACACTTTTTGGTATTGAGAAATCGGTTATTGGCGCGGCTAAGTCGGGCCATTTTGGAGCCTCCGGGTACATAGAAATTCCTGAAAATACAACCAAAGCTCAACAGGAACCTACCCTAGCTTTAGTCGATAATACCGCTGATGCTGATTACATCATTACCCAGGACGGACGTAAAATAAAACTCAAATATTTCTAATTATTCACTTTAAAACGAAGATTATGGACACAAGACAACAGTTAAGGGCGTTTGTGGAGGAAGCAAGTTTTCTGGATGTGGTTGCTATTGCCGAATTGGCCGGGCTACAATATGCGGTATTGTACCGTTGGATGGCTGGCGCACCAAGCAGCTATACCGAAGGTGTTGTGCGTACTTTTTTGGACGGCGACGGTAAACGGATTATGGAAATTAGCCAAAAACTGAAAGGCGAACGAAAAGACCGGATTGCTTTGCACCAGGAACGTGCTGAGATATTTAAAAAAGCGAGAATACACACGACCGGAAATCAACGTGTACCCTCGCCTGTAACAAATTAAAACCCTATTAAAAGAGCTAATTATGAGTACAAAAGTAGTAGAACAATTGAAAAACTTTCTGGAAACACACCAGGAATTTACACAAACCCGTGTGGCCGCATCAATTGGGGTATCGGTATCGGCACTTAACTCGTGGATGAAATACACCTACAAAGGTGATAACGCGAAGCTGGAGAAGGCAGTAGCCTATTTTCTGGAAGCCCAGAAAGAAGCTGGAGCCGAAACAGGCCGCTTTAAAAAAGACTTCGATTTTGTGGAGACCGACGTGTATCGCGACGTTCTCCGCTCGGTTAACCTGGCGGAATATCGCGGTGAAATTCGTCCTATCGTTGGCATTTCAGGCGTGGGAAAAACAGTTGCTATTGAGCATATCAAGGAAGATAAAGGCTCATCGATGATCCTGGTTAGATGCTACCCGGGAATGCGCAAGATAAGGCTTATGAAAAAGCTTGCCATTGAGGCCGGTACTGAAGGGGCTGGCACTTACGATGATTTGTTTGAAGACATTTGCTCGAGACTAAAAAATACAGGCCGCGTTATTGCCTTCGACGAAGCTGAACACATGAGCATTGAAACCATTGATGCTGCCCGCCGGATTAACGACTTTACTGGTTGCGGCGTGGTGTTTATTGGCCTTCCGAAGTTCTACAACGAGTTGAGCAGCCGCCAGCGCGACTATGCCTACGTGTATAACCGCACTTCGCTACCTATGAAGCTGAAGAAAAACAGCGCCGATGATTTAAGTCTTATGGCTTCCACCATGATCAGCGCCAGTATTCCGGCGAAAGTGTATGAAAACGCTTGCAACGGCGTGGGCCGCGACCTCCGGATCATTCTACTTGAAGCCATGCGTGTGGCGGCTGAAAACGGCATTGAAACCTCTGATGTGGCCGCTTTTTCGGCTGTTATTGACAAAGTGAAGTCGAACCTTGGACGTAAGGCTGCTTAATTATGACACCCGACAACGAAACACTGAAAGCGACACCCGGACAGGTAAAGTACCTGCACGTGTTGTACCGTAAGTTGTACTGGGACGAAGAAACGTACCGCTCTATGCTGAATAATAACTATGGAGTTGATTCAACATCTGATTTGACCAAAGCCCAGGCTTTTAATTGGATTGCCAAGCTGACCAAAGTTATTGCCCAGTTCGACGACCGGGTAACTGATAAACAAATATACCTGATACGCGACCTGTGGAAGGTTATTGACTATGCCAAGGGCGAAGAAGGTGACGTTTACCTGAACAAATTTATTGTGAAGTTTTACCGCAAACCTAGCCTGATCGACCTTACCAAACAGGAAGCCATAAGGCTTGTAAAACAGATTGGCCAAATGACCAAACAGGCCGAAGAACGCAAGGGCAAAACGACCGTTTTACGCCGTCGCACCAAATGTGTGCACTGTGGCAAACTAATTATGTGGGTTCAGTTGAAAGACGAACGGCGCGAGGCGTTTGATTGCGATGAAGCTAATAATCCAACCGATTTTCATAAATGCAGATAAAGTATGGACGAAAAAGTAAAATTCACCAACGACATGCAGCTCATTTCCGAAATAATCGGGAGTGAGCTAACCATGAAACTCATTGCCAACCTCGGTGGCGTGAGTGTGTATATACCCCGACCCGATCATGCAGTGATACGCTATTATCACTTCCAGATGGGCGGCGACCCAAAAAAAACAGCCCAGAAACTGGGTGTGAGCGAACGCACAGTTTACCGGGCCATTGCCCAGGATAAAGAGGACAAATTACAACTATCAATATTTGACGAACTTTTAAAAATTGAACAACATGGACAAGCAGTTTGATGTGATTTTAAACCAAGAAGAAAAGCGGTTAACTATACTAGAGGATGGTAAACCGGTTGGTGGTTTTATTGGCGATATCGCCATCAGGATGTACAAGAAAATAGCTTACAACAATGCTAAAACAGAGGTAAAAGATGGTAACGTTCAGGTTGCAGTTTAGCGAAACCGAAATGGTCGCGTTTTTCAAGAAACATGACATTACGGTTACAGAGGTTTCTTTTAAAGAATATGTGCGGGTTTACCACAACAAACTTGAAGAAGAAGATGTGCCAACCATGTGCATTGTGAATCCTCATAACCGCAAGATGGTGCCGGTAAGCGTAGCCTTTGAGCAGGTTATTTTTAATATAAAAAATGCGTTGTTGCTCGACAATATTAACAGACTAACGGTGCTTGAGGCACTAAAGAAGGATTAACGATTTAAGATTAACGATTATGGATAATTATAAAGTTGAAGATTTTGAAGTTGTACAGGAGATTGAGCCTGTTGACGGTTGCGATATGTGCTGTTTTTACCAGGAAGCCGGATACAATAAAAGATGCACAGTAGTTACTACCACAGTTGGACAAGACCTTGAAGCACGATTTGGTGAATGCCAGGATGGCCATCATTATAAACTGATTAACAAAGAACAAGATGGACAAAATTAACCTTGAAAAATTGAGCGTTGCCGACCGCAAGGCATTAATGGCAGAACTGGTTGCCGACCAGAAAAAAGAGAAGCAACGCAAACAGGAAGACCGGACAACCTACCGGAAGCTGGTTGACGAAAACATACCGGAGCTGTTTAAGCACCTGGCATATGCCAGCGAGATACTGACAAAGGCCAAGAAGAAAGTATTTGAAGAAACAAAAGATTTGGTTGATCTGAAAAACAGCATCTATGGTGTTAAAATCGACCAGCAGAGCCATACGTTTTCGACTTCCGCCGGTGATTTTACCATCACCCGTGGGTTTAGGATTATTGACGGATGGGATGATACCTACATGTATGGTGTTGAGAAAATTAAAGAATACCTGGGCGTATTGGCAACCGACCCAAATCCGAAAGTAAAGATTTCGATAAAAATTGTTCAGCGATTACTTCGTCCTGATAAAAAAGGGATACTGAAGGCCAGCCGTGTTATAGAACTGGCCAACATGGCTACCGAAATTTCGGGCATTGCTCCGGATGTTGACCATGCACTTTTTTACGAAGGCATTGAAATACTCCAGGCCGCTTTCCGCCCAATGAAATCGGTCACTTTTATTGAAGCCAGTTGGCGCGATGAAAACGGGCATACGCATGGTGTTCCGCTGAGTATTAGCGCATGCGACTTGGAATAACCCTGCCCGGGTAAATGGGCATTTGTTAGATTGATTGATGTTTGGCCCCGGAGGTGATTGCCGGGGCTAAAATGGCCGGTTCATAGGCAGTGATAATGGTTGGTGTGTTCCGTAAATAATTCCATGAAATGCAGGGCAGCTAAGAGAGGTACTTGAAGCCCATCAGCTAGTAATAGCGTTAGAACAACTCTCACAGGTTCGAATCCTGAAAAGGCCACAATGCCATAAGGCAGAAATTATAATTCTAAACATCATGCAAAACTGGTTTGAGGTACGAGTAAAGTACCTGAAGATTGACGACGACGGCAGGGAACGTAAAGTAACTGAAGCGATGCTTTTTGATGCGGTAACCTACACCGATGCTGAAGCGCACGTAACAGAGCAGCTAAGAGAAATTATTCGTGGCGAATTTGTCATCGATAAGATTAGTAAATCGAACATTATTGAAACTTTTCCACACGAAACCGGCGCATTCTGGTACAAAGGAAAGATTTCGATTGTGACAATTGACGAAAAAGGCGGCAAAGAAAAGAAGGTGAATAATTACTTTCTGGTTGAAGCCGATGATATTAAACAGGCTCTCCAGCGCCTCGAAGAAGGTCTTTCTTATATCCTGGTGCCGTACACAATTACCTCGTTGCAGGTAAGCAGCATTGTTGGTGTTTACCCTTATTTTGGAGCGGCCAGTTAAAAATATAGGTTTCACCATTTGGTGAAACCTATAAAATGCTTATATTTAACAAAAACAATCACTAACTAAAAAATTGATATGAAAAAGTTTTTACAAATTGCCGGTGGTATATTGCTTGTATTGCTTGTTATAGGTTATTTTAGCTCAAATGACAAGGCAGAAAATACCACCAGTACTGAAGTTAAGGAAGAAGTTTCAACTCCCGAAAAGCCAGCAATCGAAATTCTGAGTCAAAATTTTATTGATTCGGATTTCACCCCTAGAATTGTTGTTGAGATTAAAAACAACTCGAACAAAACAGCTTCGTATATCCAATTGAAATCTGTTTTTTACGATTCTGAAAACAAAATAATCGGAACAGGCATTGGTAATGCAGCCGATGTTTATGCAGGTCAAACAAAAACTATTGACATCATTACAATTGATGAAATTAGTAATGCCAAACAGTTTAAGGTTGAACTTGATAACGTAATGTGGGAATAGCAATGGCAAAGAAGGATTTATTACCTGGTTTGAAAAGAGTGAAAAAAGCGATTCAATCTGCTAGTTTTACCTCTGATGAATTTATTAACGCATCTCAAGCATTTAATAAACTTAGCACCAGCACTGCCGAGTTTAGTCAAGGCTTGGAAGCAAAAAAAGCAGCCAGGGAAGAATTTGAAAAGCTTTCTCCGGATGAAAAGAAAAAATACCTTGAGGCCGAAAATCAGCTTCAGAAACGAATGGATAAAAGCAATTACTACTAAATTTCTTCCAGTTCAATAAAGACCTTGTTGCCCTGTTCAGACCGGTTAGTCACTTTAAACTTTGACCCCGGGAGGAACAGGGTTTCTTTTTGCCCTTCGAATTCGGAAAACTGGCTGATTGGCCTTGATGATTTAGACTGGATTGTAAACTCGATATTCCGGTCGTTAAACAGGTTAGGTTTAGTTGTGGCCGAGCTAAAACCGTCCCAGGCACAAGTCCTTCCTGGTTTGTATTGGTTCAGTACGTTGGCCGGAAGCTTTGGAACATACCGCCAGCAAACACCTTCGTATTTTGGTAGCTTTTTGAGTGATGTAGCCAGGCTGCGTTTCATTGTGAATAGGTTGTTTTTGCTGAAATTTTCGGGCTGTTTCCCTGCGAAAAGGAAAGCATTTAACTCGCTGTAAAGCGGTGCATCGTGCGTGTATGCGTGGATATAATAAGCCTGTTTGGTGGTAAGCTTTGATACCTGTGCCGCAATGGTGTATCGCTGATCCGTCCGGAACTTATCCCAGGTTGTTTTCACAAAATCGTCGCTGAAGAACTGCTTCAAGCTTTCGCCCTGGAGTGAATCGATTTCACTCCGCATAGTCTCAAAAGCCTTATCAATATACGCCTTTGTTTGCTCGTCGGCTTTGGCGTACTGCTTGCCAATCCACTTCATATAGTTCTCCTGTTTGTTGCCCAGGAACTCGGCATTCCCGGTGTTTGTCAGTAAGTTTTGGCGTTCTTCGGCGGTTGGCATAGCTGTTTTGAGGTACTGACCGGCTTGACGAGCAGTAAGTGGGATGGCCGTGCACCGGCACCGGAACCCGATGGGTGGCCAGAAGGTAAAGTCACCAGTCCGGAATATCTTGCCGTGCAGAGCCGCGTGATCCGGACGGGTTTTCGAGTCCATTGTGGCCGAGTACTTCCAGTAAGGGAAGTCGCCCGAAACCTCGATCATTTTGCCCATTTGCCCGGCGCCGAAAGCAAGCGAGGTGTTGGTATAATAAATGTTGCTGATCTGGCTCGGGTTGAGCCTGGTGAGTCCGGCGCGGTCGAATTCGGCATCGATAACCTTCCGGAAGTCCTCTTTGTTTTCGCCGCGTTTCAGGTTCCCGGCCAGTGCTGCCTGCATCCGGGTGCGTATGCGCTGATCCTGCACCGCTGCCGTGGTAAATGCCTGGAACTTCATAAACGAAGCTGCTGACGGGTTGCCCTCCTTTATGCCAACGGACAGGTCTTTGGCGCCATAGTCAGAATGGTGCAGCTTGATCCAATCCAGGACAGATTTTTCGCCCCGTTTGTAGGCGCTTTCCATCTGCTTAAAAAGCTCGTTGGAAAGCGTTTCAATAAACGTTGAATTGGATTTTAAATCACCGGTTAGCTCTTTTTTTTTAAGCTGTTGCGGTAATAATCAAAGGCCGAAAGCAGCCCGTCGAATTCGTCCGGATCGGCCTCAAAATTTGCATCTGACTGCTGTGAGTTTGCCGCGCTTCCTTTGGTCACTTGCAATGACGTGTCTGCAATGATAAAGTCATCTTCGTCGTACCCGCGTTTCATCAGCAGTTGTTTGGTTGGCTTCATGCCTGAGTCAAAATAAATCTTATCAATCTCGGCGGCATCTTTGCTAATCTTCCGTGGCGACTGGAGGCGGAACGGGAGCCGTTCAACCGGCATTCCGTTTAGGTTTTGAATGATGGTGACCAACTGGTTGACTGCTGACAAACAAAGCCGCTTGCCGCTTTCAACAGCATCTTCCCGAATATCTAACCCGGATTGGGAGCTGCTGTAACCGCCTTTGCCTTCCACCTGCATGGTAAGGTCGGTACCAGTCCAAAGCTTTTCTATTTTGCGGCGAAGGATCTCGTCAATGTCTTTGTATAAACTGGTTGTTGATGAGCGGCCAGTGTTGTGCATCGACTCTATTTTAGTACCGTCGGGAATGGCGGCTACACCGTTATTCCGTAGCTGTATCAGCATGTTTAGCAGGTCAGAAATTTCATTTGTTTTCGCTCCGGGTGGATACTTTCCTAACCATTTGTCGCGGCCATCTTCTTCGGCAAACTGGAGCATAAACTCAAAGTTTCCGTTTAGACCCACGGCCAGCCAGTATGCAATATCCAACAGGCCAATTCCGTAAGGATTGAGTAAGGTTGGCTCGTGCTGCACTACAATAAACTTGTTTGGCCATTCTTTCATCACGTCAATGCCATCTTTTGCCTGTGTTGAAGCCATGCGCAGAACCCGGTCGCGGTCGAAAAAGAAGTATTTATGTGGGCAAACCTCCACTTTAACCGGCACAATCTTTCCATCGTATTCGCCGTACTCAGTTACTTCCAGCACCACAAAACCATAATCGCGGGCCACAACGGCATTACGCATAAAGGTCCAGGTATCGAATTGGTCAAAAAACGGTTCAAACCAATCGGTTTGCTTGTTTTTAGGCGTGTCCTTACTGTTGATGAAGTTGATTTCTAAGCCTGAAAGCGCATCGCGGTAGCTGATCAACTGCGGAAATATATCCTGGTGAATGGCCACCCGGTCGAACAGATCGATCAGAGCCGATTTTTTCTTCAGGACAAGCGACGGGTTTGGAAGTTGACGGATAGAAGCTTCGAGTTTGGCTTTCAGGATTTCGGAGCCGTTATTTGGTGCAGTTTGTGCTGGCATAATTCAGAATATTAGAATTTTAGAATCTTGAATGTTTAGGATAGTTTCTTTTCGAAACGTCGGATTAAAAAGTCTTGTATATCTAAGAGGTCGTCGGATTCGACCGTATAAACTTTGCGTTCGGGTATCTTGGTTCTTGGCTCGTCGCTCTGGTGGTACTTCAGGTAATCGAGGCCTGACACATACAGGCCTCCGGAAACTTCCCAGGATAAACTTCGTTTGAGCAACCCCTCGCGCTGTAACGGTTTAAGCGAATAGCCTTTTTTCTCTTTTTGTTTCCTGGTACTTTCGGCCAGCAATGGCCACGACACGGTTGGTGATCCGCCGTCCTCCATGTTTTGTTTTCCGCGCGACACGAGCAACTGACCGACCGATTTTAGAAAGTCCGGGTTTTTGGTGGCCGTATCAACCGCTTGTTTCAGGTTGCCCAGCTTGGCGGCCAGCGGCGATATGTTTTTTAAGTCGAGTTTAAGTTGGATCATAATTGTCCGATTTTCTTCCAGGTTCTGGATGGTATTATCACCTCAATTTTCTCTTTGCAAAGATTGATAAGGGTTTGGGCAGCAACGTCAGGGAAACGTTTGCGGAACGCATCAAGTAAAAGGCACTGCATATCAACGAAATCTTCAATTTCGCCGGTTTGTATGCCCGAATCAACCTCGTTTTTGAGGTGGTAAAGCGGTGCGGTAAAAGGCCGGTCGTCGCCAAATGTTTCGTCGCTAAAATGAGCAACCAGGTTCTTAATGTCTTCGAGTGTTGTTTCCATAACATCATTTAAATGTAAATCCAGGAATTAGGTTGTTGGTCATATTCAACCTTATCAATCCATTCCATTTTTAGTATTGTTTTAGAATGTTCACTGAACAGTTCATGGCTCTCAGGTTCTCGTTCCAGCATTTCCAGTAACTCTTTTATAGCATCTTTATGCTTTTTAAAGCAATATTCAGAATCAGCTTCTGAGTTACTTATGATGTATATTTTACATTTTTCGCGTTTATCAAACTCCTGTAATGTTCGGTCGCATTTGTTCCTAAGCGATATTATTTCCTGACGGGTAAGGTTTGATAAATCCATAGCTATTCGCGTGTAAATCCTTGTAGCATTGATTCAATCCGGTTGGTGCGGCTGTTGCTTAGGTTGGCCACATGCACTGCCGGTGGTATATAGGCTTCGGTTGAACCGGCCTCAAGTGAGAGGGCTGCGCCCCAGAAGTAGTCGGCGTGGCTACCGTTTTGGCGGTCGGCCTGGAGGCGAATGTTCCCGGCAACGGTAACAGATTGCTTGATGAGTTGGAAGTCGTCCATAATTGCCCGATCCGGAGGGATCAGGAAAGAACCATCCTCTAAACATTTTTTCATCCGGAAGGCCATCGACTCTTTTACCGTGGCTGTAAAGTTTACGCCTTCAATACGGGCAGTACCATATTTGGCCTGAAGGTGATCGGTAATACCTATACCCATACCGGTGCGGTCGATACAAACCCGGCGCAGGTTATGTAGTTCATCCAGGAACTGGCCGATAATTTCTTCCTGCTTCGGGAAATCGGTGCCTTGTATGGCGTAAATATACCTGGTGATAAATAGTCCTGGATTAACTTCTTCGTTAAGCCAAAAGAGGGTTAAGTCCTTAAAACGGCCTATGTCGAGGCCACCAAAGAGCGCCTTGCATTCACAAAGCTGGTCGAATGGCAGTAATTCGGCTGTAGCTGCTTTCTCCAGGAGTGTATAATTGACGAACGTTTCGTTCTCGTCCATTGGTTCGCACATAAATTGCTGAGCCCAAATCGAATCGTCGCCCACAGATTTGCGGATCTTGTCAATGTAAGCATCTTCTTCTTCCCGGGTGCATTTCTTCCGGAGTGACTTTTCGGCCAATCCCTGGCGAACGGCTTCTACAAACGTGGTTTTGTAGTGCTGCCATTGCAGCTCCCCGCGCTCGAGCCGTTTGATGAACGAATAGAAAACTGAACCTTTTCCCCGGTGTGTGCTGATGATCCGGATCGGGTAACCCCAAACAAGTGCTGCCGGTGAAGCTGCCTCCCATACTTCCATTTCGTTATCGCGCCGGGCGAATTCGTCCAGGACAATTTTTCCACCTTTACCGTGCAACTGGTTTGGACTGGATGAAAGGCCGGTGATCTTTTTGCCGTTCTTGAAATTCAGGACAAAGGTGAGCGCATCACCGTCATCAATCAGGTTTGTTTCGTTTAACTCGAATACGGCATTGAGCGCCTTCGCGTACTTTTTACAATAGTCAATATACTCCCTGGCGTTGGTTTCGTTGTTCGAACTGAACCAGACATTATACAGTCCAAAAATACCGGCATCGCGCACGTCCTCAAAAGCCTGGACAAACGTTAACCCAATACGACGGCTTTTTTCGTAGAGCTTAATCTGCGAATCGTCTTCGAGCCAGGCAACCTGGTACGGCATAAATCCAAACTGGGAGTAGTCTATTTTCATAATGAAAGATCAACACCAAAGGTTTGTTTGAAAATTTCGGCAGCATTCTTTTGCGATTTCGAAGCCGCTTCAGCATCAGCATTGGCATCACCAGCATCGGCTTTAATTGCCTTTTCGTAGTCGCGCATTCTGACCATTGAAGCCGAAATTTTGGCGAAAGCATTCAGTAAGTCGCGGCTCGGAAGCTGGTCGTTGTTGAGCTGGTCTTTAATTTTCTGGGCCAGCAGGGTAGCAATCTCGCGCGAGTCTTCGTGCAGCGATTCCTGGAATGCCCGGAACTTTTTGCGTTTTTCTTCCCATAGCCCGGTAGTAGCCCAGTTTCGGAGCGTGCGTTCGCTGCAATTGAGTTCTTTGGCAATGGCCTCGAAAGTCATCAAATCCTCCACGTACATTTTTTGCGCCGTATCGTTGAGTAAGACTTGCTTCATAATTATCGTAGTTTACGTTCCAAAGCAGTAATGTCTTTTTTAATCACATCAATGTCGGATTTTAGACGGATGATGTTTTTCATTGCCAATTCTGCCTTTTCAGTGTTCATTTCGTCAAACTCATAGTAAGGAGACAATTCTTCACGTACCTGGTTAACGAACATTTCACCCTCCATTTTCTTTGATTCAAGGTCTCTCTTGAGTCCGTTGATTTTGCCTTCCAGTAGGATTTTTTCGGTTTCTAATGACATGGGTTTCAGTAATAAATAAAAGTTTTTTAATTTCTGTAGTCAAATCTGAAATAGAGGTTTGCATTTCTTTTAATACCTGATCTTTTTTTTCGATCGTTTCGCGCCACTTGGCAATTTCGGCCATGTGGTTAGAGTCTGAAATGCGCCAGATGTAGAGTACGGCAGCGGCAATGGGTATGCCGTTAACAAGGTTCAGCAGGGCTTGATCCATAATTGATTGGTTTGGGATTTAACATGTTGCAAAGTAATTTCTAAAAGACTGTAAAGTTCTCTGACACATGACATTAAAATAAATAATGTATAGGGGGTAGGTTTGCAGCATGATTTTGTCAAACCCAAATAAATGATGCCTATGCCTATACGATTATTCACCTCGGGAACCCATAAGAGCGTGAACGGCACTTTAAGTTTCAGTAACGAAGATGTTGAGAAGATCCTCTCCGGGACTCAGCAATCAGCACTGGAACAAATACCGTTCGTACTTGGCCACCCGAAAAACAACCTCCCTATTGTTGGCTGGTTACCGAAATCAAAAATTGCAGTTTATACCGAAGGCGACAAGGTTAGCCTTGGTTTTGACCGTTCGGATGCCGAACTGTCGGACGAAAGCCTGAAGGTTATCCGCGACCTGGGATCGAATAAGATTAGTGTCAGGATTGAAAACGGCGCTATCCGCCACATTGGGCTGGTAAGCAAAGCTGCCGTTGAAGAAAACAATGCACAGAACTTCTCACAGGCCGATTTAAGCGGCATTTTCCACACTTCAGAAGACATACTGGAAAAACAGCAGAGCGACTTCTCGAAATTTTTAGACGATTTTAAATCATTTTTTAAACCCAATTCAAATATGGCAGACGAAAAGAAAGAACCTGTACAGAATGCTGATTTATCGGCATTGATTGAGCAGAACAAGAAGCTGGCCGAAAACCTGGCTGCGTTACAGCAAACAGTTAGCGGCTTTGTTGGAAAGGCAAAAGCCACCGCCGATTTTTCGGCAGAAGAGTTCAAGAACCTGAGTGCGGTACAAAAAGAAACCGCCGCTACGATTATCGCCGACCTTGGCGAAGAAAAAGCAACTGCCCTTAAAGGCTTGCTGAAAGAACTGGCCAAACCGGCTGTTGTTGTGAAACAAGGCAGTGTAACCACTGACTTTGGTAAACCGGCTGACCAGGTGCAGTCCGTTGGTGACATTGTTCGCGAACAAATGAAAAACGCCTAAGCATGAAATTTGCACAAATAGCAGGGAATAACGACCTGACAAGAAAGGTTGTTCCCGTAATTTTAAGCAAGAGTGTTTTGTTTACCAATTATATCGAGTTTTTTATGAAACCCGGTTCGGCCATCACTGTACGCAAGCAGGGGAAAAGCAACGACATTGCAGGCAAAACGCGTGTGCTTGGCACTGAATATGGCGAAACAAAGTTTGAACCTGATTATGGTACAGCCTCCCGTAAGTTCTTAGGTGATCAGGTGAAGATTGATGTCGCGCTCGAGCGTATGGGTTACGATCTGGCCTCGGAGTTTGAGAGCAACTTGATACGACACATGAAGGATTTTCCTGGCTTATTCCACAACATGCTTATCAATGGTGACCCAACGGCTGATGCCAAACAGTTCGCCGGATTAAAAGCAATGGTTGTTGCCAACCGGAAGGTTGCTGCCGGTGAAAACGGATTGGAATTACTCCAGGGTAATGACAATACTGCCAAAAAAGCGCAGCAAGCTTTTCTTGAAAAGCTGGATGAAACCATTGCCATGTGTGAAGGAAACAATAAAGTGTTGTTGATGAACGCCCGCACACAGGCTCGGTTGAACTCTATTGCCAGGGATTACCTGACCATCTCTAAAAATGAGTTTGGTGTTCCGATTACCTTTTACAACCAAATCCCGCTGATTAATCCGGGCGATTATCAGGTTGACAAAGACAACTACAGTCCGATCATTGCTTTCAACGAAACCAAGGGGACTGCTGTCGAGAAGTGCGCATCGGTTTACTGTGCGAGTTTTGAAGAAGAAGACGGGGTAAGTTTTGCCACTTGCGAAGGCGGTTTTATGGTGTACGACCTGACCCGCGTTGATACCTGGTGGAAATCAACCTACGAGTTGATTGCTGACAGTGTACTGGTTCGCCCATCAGCTTTGTCGAAACTGGAAGGTTTATACCTGTAATGGGAACTCTGAATATTCTGAGGCGCTACCTGGAGCGTAACAGTTCCGGTTTGCCAGCCGATAATAATAAGCTACGGCAGCATATTGTTGCCGTAGCTTCTGAAGCCAAACTGCCACTTCCGCCTGAACTGCTTGACGAATTGGCCCCAATGCCGAAAAAGCAAAAAGGGGCGAAATTGGGCGATTCTGAAGCCGCAACAGAAAAAAGCGGTGATACTCCGGACGAGGAAATTTAAAAGCAATTGAAAGAGCTTTAAAGCCTTTTGAAAGCACTCCGACAAGCTTAGTGACCTGTAGCACGAAAACTGACATATGAAGTACATCACACAAGACGGATTAGACTCGATACTGAGCGATGCTTCGCTTAAAGCTTTGACAGCAAAGAACGGGCAGGTTGATACCGAATTACTCGAAAAAACCAACCTTGATGCCGTTGGCGAAATTGACGGACACCTCCGGGGTATTTACGAGCTCCCGCTTGCCGATCCGGTTGATCAGCTTCTTTCGACCATTTGTGGCGACCTGATGAAGTTTAGGCTCTACAAAAGGCGCGATGAAAAGGCAATGCCTGAAAATGTAATCACCATGTACAAGCTGGCCGTATCGAAACTGGAGAAGATCCACAAGCGTGAAATTACCCTTGATGTTCCATCCACTACAACAGGATCAGGGAGCGATACTTCTGAAAGCGGTACCATACAGTACCATACGCCCACACAGAAATTTAGAACCCACTTTACAGGATTTGACCAATGAGCTACACTAATTTTTTGGCGGCATATACAGCCACAATGAGCCACGAAGGCCAATACAGCAACAACATTAAAGATGCCGGTGGCGAAACCTGGAAAGGGATTGCCCGAAAAATCTGGCCGAATTGGGATGGCTGGATGATTATTGACCAGGCTAAGAAAACGACTTCGAATACAGCACAACTTAATCGGGTTCTGAATTCGGATCATCGTTTGGAAGAAAAGGTTGAATCGTTTTACGAAGCTAATTTTTTTGATGCACTCAAGCTTGATCAGATTGAAGAGACTGAAATTGTTTGCGAACTATTCGATACGGCTGTTAATCAGGGAACCGGCACCGCTGGCAAATACTTCCAACAGGCATTAAACCTGTTAAACGACAACGGACACCACTATCCTGACATTACGGTTGACAGTAAACCCGGCGCGGCTACAATTAAAGCTTACCAGGCTTATATAAAAACTGCCGGAATGCCTGGCCGCTCGGTGGTAAGGAATGTTAAAACTCTCCTGGTAGTACTTAACGGACTACAATTTGAAAAATACAAAGACATCTGCACGGCCAACCCAAGCCAGGAAACATTTTTCTACGGCTGGATGAACCGGGTATAATTTTAGGTTTAACTTAATTTTTACATCAAATGAGAAACAAATTTGGATCACTTATTATGGGGCTTATGGTCATTCTTTTAGCCCCTGTGTTAACTAGTTCGTGCGCACACGACACCGGCAAAAGCCCGGCAGTATCAACCATTGACGGTTATGGCGTTGTTGATTTGCAACCGGCGGACATGGTTTGTACTGCTGGCGTGTATGTTTTATCTGCCTTGGTTGAAACCACAGACCCCGGACTTACCACGGAGCCATCGGATTTACAGCCTGCCGAAAAGGATATTCTTGACCAGGTGGTTGATGATGATGGCGTTTTTGGCTGGCGGAATATACTGATTCTGGTATTGGGTATTATCTCTGTGCTGTTTGCTACGCTATGGAAACGGGCCAGGAATGTGATTGCCGCAATTGCCGAAGCGCTTAAAGATGGCAAGGTTGACAAAACCGAGCTAAACAATATTTTGAAGGCATGGAAAGAAGGTTAAAGGTTGTTTTATTGGTGTTAGTTAGTTTAGTTTTAGGTTCAACCGGTTGCAAGCAATTGCAGCCGGTTGTTAGCCAAACCACCACTAACGAGCGCATTGTAACGGTTACCGAAACCCTCCGCGACACAACTGTAATCATTCAGCCCGACAGTGCATTTGTTAAAGCATTCCTGGAATGTGACAGCTTAAACCATGTGGTGATGCGTGAACTGGTGATTGCAAATGGCCGCAAAGTTGCTCCTGAAGTAAAATTCAAATATGGTGTACTTGAGGTAACAATGCCAGTTGACAGTGAGGCTGTTTACATCGCCTGGAAAGAACGTTATGTACAGGTGACCGATAGCACCAAAGTCTCGAAAGTCACGGTTGTAAAAGAGAAGCCTCCCTGGTACAAAAAAATCCTTAATAACGCCATATCAGCCCTTATAGGTGTTGTTTTATTCCTGTTCATCCTGAAATTCTTAAAGCCTCAAATAAAATGAGTCCCGAAGCCTTTGAAGCTGCACTTATTGCACAAATCGCGTTGCTTAATATACCCGCGCTGCCTTATCCGGAAGCTCCGAAAAACTACTACCCTGAAAATGATCCGGGTGAAGTTCTGGTAAGGTACGAAGGCCGGAAAGTATCGGAACGCGATATTGCTGGTTTTACAAACAGGGTAAAGCTGTTTGCTGAAGTGGTAGTTATCAGTCGCGTAGTGCGTGGCGAAAATGGGGCATACAGTTGGCTGCAACAAATTTATAAGGCTTTGGAAGGGTTTACCCTCGACGGTGCTGCCAGCCCTCTCGTGCATGAAGTTGAAAGTTTCATGGATGAAAACGACGGGCTGTGGCAGTACGGACAAAAGTGGAGTGCTGAAACCTATGAATTCATTGAAATAACAGACGACTATGTCAGTCCGGTTGGGAATAACTGATACTGTAGAGAACATCCGGCAATGTATCCGGGTGATCCTGACAACCAGCAAAGGTGAAGTACCGTTCCGTCCGCGTTTTGGCCTTTCTCCTGAAAACCTGTTGGATGGCCGCAAAACCGATGTTGATATAGCTTACGAGGTAATTGAGCAGCTTGAGCGTTACGAAAAACGCATCAAAGTTAAAAAGGTGCTGGTTAACTCTATTGACGGTAGTCAAAAGCTGGTCAACATCCATTACGCTATTTTAGTACAAAACAAAACAGATTTATTAACTATT